TCAGCAACGGCAAGTGCCTTAGCAAACTCTGGCTTGATGCCAAAGATAGGAGCTTGGCGCTCGATTTCTGCTAACACTTGCTCGAAACTGAAAGTTGCCATGATTAGTCGTCCTCGTCTTCTTCGCCAGCCAGTGAGATACCCGCAGGCATGTGGCCGCTAATAAGCCGGTCAAGTGCGTCAGTACCAATGCGGCGAACCACATCAGCAGGAATGACATATTCGCCGTCAGACAAGCGAGCAGCAATGGAGTCGCTAGTACCAGTACCAGGACCTTTGACCTTGCCACCGTTTGCATAAGCACCAGTAGACCCGACGCCAGAATCTCCGTCAGCACCACTGCTAGCAGAACCGTCAGCACTGACACCACTGCCACTGCTTGTACCGACTCCAGTGCCACTGCCATCACTCGAACCAATAGATTCCGACACCGAACCTACGGTGCCAGGAGCTGAAGGAGCGTCAACATCTGCATCATCTGCATCATCTGCAAAGCCTTCACCAACGCTAACAGTTGCAGTAGTAGGTGCTGCGTTATTGGACATACCTCCATCACCCGCACTATTATTCGTCAGACCAAGCGTTGCTAGCAGATTACTGAGTGCCATAGCTGGTAAACTCTTACCGCCAGTTACAGCGTTAGCAACAGTTGCCAGTCCAGGAACGCCAATAGCAGCTGCCATCATAGCAGCTACAAATCCTAGCGCAGCAGCGTTGTTTTCGCTAACAGTGCCAACAACTCCAGGAGGCGATGCAACAACAGAAGTTGCATCGCCTTGACCAGTAGTAGCGTCGTCTGCAGCATAGTCTGCAGCATTAGTACCTTGTTGCCGCATAGGAATACGACGGGTCGGAGCAATAGTACTAGCAGTTACTGCAGGAGCACGACGAGCAGTTTGAGGAACATACGCACGGTTGCGAGAGACAGTTGGAGAAGTAACAGAGCCCCCATCTGCGTAACCACGAGGACGCATCATGCGAGAACCAACATGCCCGCCATCAGCAAATAAGAAACTACCAAGGTCAAGACTGCCAAAGTCTGCGCCAGTTCCAAAATCCGGGTCAAAGAAACTAAAATCGAAATCTGGAATAGCTGCATCAAAGCCAATGTCAGAACCAAAACCCAACGAGTCAGCCGCGCCAGCAAGCACGTCAGTTCCAACGCTGCCAAAATCACCCGCGCCACCAATGTCAGGAAAGGGCTGCGAAAACTCAGGAAAGCTGTCCATTCCGCTGCCAGTAATGTCACCAACAGGAATAGCAACACCGTCAACTACTGGAGCCATCGTACTAGATTTCAGCCAATCAAGTTTGCCCAGCTTATCCAGTTTGTTAACACCAGTACCGAGCAAACTTAGCAGCAACGGATTGACACCTGCTTTGTTAGTTTGCGTAGTGCTAGCGCCACGAGTAGCTTGTGCGATGCCAGACCCAGCATTCGCAGCAATCTGCCGATTGTTAGTCTGATTTGTCAACACTGCTTGTGCTGCTTGTGAAGATAACTGACGATTCAAATCGCCAAGTGCAAGAGCAAGAGATGCGTTACCAGTAGTTCGCGAACCGGTAGCATTTGCAAACGCATGAGACAGCTCCGGTACTTTTGTTGCCCCTTCCTGAAAGATGCTAGCAATTAGTTGCTGCATTTCAGGAACTCCTGCTTTGGATGCGCCCATTGCAGAAGTAAACAACTCTTCCAACGGAGCAGTAACTCCTGGAGTTGACGAGGAAGTCTGCTTGCTGCCAAGCAATTGAGTCAGCAGTTGCGGCAGTTGACTTTGATACTGAATTTCCGTGGCCATGATTTTCTCCAGATGCTAGCAGTATCTCACAAAATCAAGATACTTGCAAGTAGGGAATTACACACGACGCTCGAAGTGAGGAACATCTTTGAAAGATTTCCAAAACATTCCAGCACTGTTCTTGGGACTGAGACTTTGCCAGTATTCGCCAATAGGAGTAAGCTCTTTAATATCGTATACCAGCTTGTCATCTTTGATGAAGTTAAGGTCAATTGCCAGCTTCTTCAGATGTTTGGAATCCATCGTTTTGGAGCGACCAGTTTGCACGTAGATTTTCTGCTGCTCTGGAGTGCGGTGCAGTTCGCCGCCAGTGACTGTGTAACCAAGAGAAGTTGCAAAAGGTACGAGTTTGCACACATCGAGCAAAAATGCTGCTTGTTCTTTACTGAGACTCATTGCTAGTACCTCCTTGCATACGATTAATGGTTTCATCCTTGACAGCGCTGCCTTTGCTGCTACCAAAGTAGTAAGCTACAATCTGTGCGCTGATACTAGAAAGTACGCCAAGAATGTAAATGACAATGTCTTTGCGGTTTGGAGTAATCTCTTGGTCTGCAAAAATGAGAAGACCAAAGAGCAGAAAAGTCAGGCCGAGTACTCCAAGTGCCAAATAGGGTACAATTACCTTATTGATTTCAGGAGCATCTTTACTAGTAGCAATTGCAACTTCTCTACTGCGAGCATCTGCTACATCCTGCAAATACATTGCATCTGCTCGAATGTCTTGCTCGCGCTGTGCCAGAATAAATTCCTGGAGCATTTCTTCTTTTTCAAGTTCCAATTGTCGAAGTCGCAGTCTTCCTTCATCAGTGCCGAGAAGTTCATCGACATTGACACCAAGCTTTTCTTGAATCTTTTCTTTGCCAGCACTAGCAATAGCCCCAGCGATGATTGGAAGGCCTGCTTTGATAAGCGAAGCGATGATTACAGGAAGTGGCATAACTGCTCCTACAGCTGAATGTAGCTAAGAGGAATGTCCAGTGCTAACGTAGTAGCAGACAGCCCAACTCCTACAGGTTGAATGATGTTTCCTGCTGCTGCGGGACGTACATTAGTAATGCCGCCAGCAACTGCAGGGTCGAGATAGTAAAGCACGCCAATAGCCAATCCACCAATCAGGTCAGTATACGTGCGTAGGTAGTTGATGCTCGCAGTTTCTCCCGCCAAGCAGCTGGCATTTACAATTCCATGTGCCATTGTGCCAGCAGCATTTCCTTGCGCCAGTCTCACTGAAAGCACACCTGCGTTGTTATACAGATTGACCATTTGACCAGCCGTCAAGTTTACACCAGCAGGCAAATACATGCGAGTGGCATTTCCAGTAGTCAGTGTAGTTGCTGGAGTTAACTGCGGCCACAGGTCAGGTGGGTACTCATCAATTCCTGTAAGCTCAGAGACTTGCTGAACCAAATTGGCAATTGCCAGATGTACCGCTACAAAACTTTGATAGATTCGTGGTTCCAGACTATTGTCTGGTAGTTGCTGCAAACCAGTGTTAACAGTTCCCATCACTCGCTCCCATCATCGTTAGCTTCAGTGACATAACTGCTAAGAGCAAATGTGCCAGTAATTACGAGATTGAAGTTCAAGCCAATTAGCCGCTTACCGTACTGTTTGCTTCTGGAATTATTTTTTAACAACACCGCAGGTACAGCAGCTTCCATGTTGTAGCCGTCAAGACTTTTGGCAATCTCCAAATTGAATTCATCCGTGTCGCCACTACCGTAGGCACCTTCAATAGTAGTAAGCTGGTGCGTAATCCAATTTGCTCGCAGCAACTGATGCTTGCCAAGAATAAGCACAGCGTCGTGGTCAGTCGTCTTGTCGTAGTCCATCAGTGCTAGCTGAATCTCGCCAGTTGCTTTCAAGAAAGCTACCGTGCGCTTGCTAGTAGGGTCTACGTTCTGAATGTCAGTTGTTACTAGCTCGTCATAGGATAGAAATCCTAAATCGTCATACGTCTTGGTTCCCAAGTCATCATAAGTAAGATACTCTGGCGCGGTGTTCAACTGAAATGCAAAGCAGTCAGTGTGTTCAATTGTGAACTTACCAAGTCGCTTGAGCGACAGGTCGTAGAGAATTGCATTGTTGAACACTTTCAACGAACCTAGCTTAGTAGAACCGTAGCTCAGCACTAAGAAGCGAGAAGCGATGAGCACTACTTTGGTGTAGAACTCAGGCAGCGTATTCAATGAACTCTGCACCATTAGTTTTGTGCTTCTGTCCCAGCGGTTGTCTACACGACCCGCAATGAAATCGCTAATTTCAGTGTTAGCAAACTCGCTACCTTGCAGGGTAATCTTCTGAAAACCAGACGTAGTCCAAGCGTACTGAGTACCAGAGTTCTGGTCACTAGTAACTTGCTCAGGAGTCAGCACGCCACCAGCATTGGCAATCTCACGGAATACAAAAGGCGCACGTGAATTGTTGGTGTAGGTAGCAGCTACAGCATTACGATTTGTGTAGATAATGAAGCCGCCGCTCGATGCAACAATAACAGTGATTGGCCCGCGCACATCCTGAGGAGTTGCAAAGCTGGCACCAGTGGTAAGACTAGGAACAAAGTCCACTGGGTCAACTAGTGAACTCCAGTAGACTGTAATGTCGGTCCAAAAAAGTAGATAGTTGTTACTTCCTGCAACTCCACGAATGTCTGTGAGTGCTACACCTGGAGGAAGTGACAAACCGACCACTGGCAAGAAAGTTCCAGCTGTTACATCGTATTCGTAGATGTTATCACCTGCGTAACAAACAAACGTACGTCCGTTTACATACGCGCGAGTGACGGTAGTTTCAGCAGGCAGGCCAACAATTGGGTCAACGCTGCTCCAAGTTCCTGCTAAGGGGTCAAGAATCCAGTTTTTGCCATTAGAAGGGACAAAAAGTGTATTGTTCTCGTCAGGGTCTCGTAGTACAATGACCTGGTCAAAGTCACTGGCGCTGCCTTCTTGTCCTACCAGTTGCTGGTAGCCTACAGATTGCAGTCCTTCCGCAGTAGGAACTACGTTTTCGCAGTAGACAATCTGCGGAACTCCTACAACCAATGACTCTTCACTACCAGAGAAGCCTCTCGGCGTCCGTACATTTGGGTCAATCGCAGGATTAATAATGGTACGACCCTGAATGCCTGCCAGCATTGGATACTGGGCGGCGTTAAGAATCCCACGAAAGCGGTACTTTGCCATGAGTAAGCTCCTCAGAACACTACCAACGCAAATCCTGCATCAAAAGGAGTGGAACTGGCTCGTGCAAAGGTACGTAGACGCACACTGCTAGCAGTAGTTGCAAAGATTTCTATGTCACTGACTGCACTAGTAGCCACTGGGGAGTTATTAGCAATGCTGAAAGCAAAATTAACTGTATAGTCTCCCGTGCCATTATACGTTACGCTGCTAATATTTCCACCACGCAACAAACTTCCTGCACTGGAGACTGTCGCATAAGCAATACCACCAAAATTTGCTGCAGGTGTGTAGCCAAGAGCGCCAGTAACATCTCCGCTGGTAAGACTAACTACTCCAGTACGACCGTTAAATGAACTTACCCCCGAACCGCCACCCCCAGAGCCCCAAAAGTTGGTAGCTGTTGGTACTTCTACAGCATCTTCAAACAAACAGCCGCCCCAGCTGAGTTCAGTAACACCGCCACTACTGTCAACTTTGTTGATGTACAAACGAGCACCGCTTGGTACGTAACTGTTGTAGCTTTTGAATCCGCAACCAGCAATTAGTACCGTCTGTTTGACAGTCGCTGTCTCTACGTAAATGTTATGAGTTACAAAGTTGACATTACTTACTCGATTGAATGTACATCCAACAATCGAATGAGCAATAGAGTTAGCGCTGTTTGTCAACCAAACATCAGCAGTGCCTGCGTTATTTTCAAAGTACACCCCGCTAAGGTTAATCCCCACTCCACCTTCTGTGCCAGTATTAGAACAAAGAATGCCAAAGCGAGTACCACCGCCACCAATGCCATTACCTTCTACAGAACCACCAAACATTGAAAAGTTAGCTCCGTTAATCAGCCAGGCACCATACTCAACATTATTGCCAATGACGCAAGACTGCAAAGTAATAGCATTAGGAGCACTGCTAGCTCCCGTATCCAGACGCATACCGTACCGGTTCCATCGAACTACACAGGTTTCTAACTGACTAGAAAGAAAATTTTCTGCATAAATTCCGTAGTCCCAGCCAACAATGGTAAGTTGCTGCATGGAAAAGAAAGCTATTCGATTAATCAAAATAGCTTGACCTAGACCGTCTGCTTTCTCTATGTACAGCCCTTCAATCCGCTGGTAAGAATGAAGACCAACACCACTAGGGCCACCTTGCAAATTGATGCCAGCAAAAGACCCATTACCAAAACGAAGTCTTGCAGCTGCAGGCCCATCACCAATAAGAGATGCACGAGGAGCAAAATCAGATACAGTAGCAGATTCGTTTACACTCAATCCAGACGCACAGTAATAACTTCCTGGTGGAAAATAAACTGTGCCACCATTAGTTACTGCAGCATCAATTGCTGCTTGAATTGCTGCTGTATCATTTGTGACATTGTCGCCTGCCGCGTTGTAAGGCGCAGCTTTGACATTGTAGACAGTAGCACTTCCACCACCCCCACCACTGGCAGAAACTGTTACAGTTTTAATTCCTCCCACAGTAGCAGATGACAGTGTAATATTGGCACCAGCAGCCAGCTGAGCTACTTGACCATTCAAGCGAGTCTTAATTGCTCGCAACTCAGCAGCAGCTTGCTGAGCAGGGTCTCCATTAAGAGGCTTGGATGCATCATATGCGTCTGCCATGAAATTCTCCTATTTAGGAATGTGAGTAAACTGGCTCCAGCCCCACGCAAGAGCACCAGCAATGACAGTACTAATTGAACCGAACAACATTGCTACTTTCCAGCCGCCTTCTGCCTGGGAAACTAAATCGCGAATAGCTTTAAGCTCTTCGGTAATTCGATTATCCTTCAAAATCTGCTGCTGCTGGTGAGTAATAAACTGCTGTTGCAATTCAATTAGCCGCTCTTGGTGCGTATGAATGGTTTTAGCAATTTCGTCGGAATTCATTCACTGCTCCTTACTATGGACCTTCAGGAAATGGCAACGCAGGCGGAGTATGCGTAGCTGTGTAACGACTTGCACGAGTTACTCTGATAGCTGCAATATGACCTAGCCAACCGGCACCATACGCGCCAGCCAGGTAAGCACCGATAGAAAAACCATTGCTACCAATAGAAGCCGCGTAAGTATCAGTCACTACATGCACACCATCAACAAATAGCCGTAAAGTAGTGCCACTGCGGTCGTAACAATAACGATGTTTGATTGAGTCGTTCGGATTAAAAGCGTAAATAGCCCGGCCAGCATTGCCTTGTTGGAAAACAACCCCACGAACAGAAGAATTTTCAATACCGAATCCACCCGCCCCACTACCATTTCCTGCAGTATCTAAAAGCACTTGGTACCAAGTATTTCCAGCTGACGCGTAAGCTTCTATTTCAATACAGAAATCTCCCGAAAGTTCAAAATCTGTACTATCTGCATCAGCTTGAACTCGGGCAGTTCCGTTGTTTGTAAATAATGCCCCTTCAGAATAAACCGCAGTACTAATCACTGCACCATCAATATAACTAAAAGCATGGCCTTTACCATCTACTGGAGATGTACTGCCGTTAGGCCCTTGAAAATTAAACACCACTGCAACATCAGCCCACAGGGGGTCTCCAGGAGTAGGCGGACCACCAGTAACGTCACCAAGTGGTGAACGCAGCACATCACGAAGCGGAGAAGTAAGTACGTTTTTCACGCCACTCTCCTGTTAACCAACGCTGATGTTCAGGGCAACATCAGTAGCAGCTCCACGAAATGCAATTTGCATTTGAGAGTTTTTACCTGCTTCCAGTGTTTTGACTACACAGCCGTCAACAGTATCAGTACCTGCTGTATACGTAGCAATAACAAAAGCAGCAGAATCATCTTGATTGAGACGCTTACCGATAACTGATACACTGCCAGCAGTCCAGTTATTGGAATCACGGCCAATGGCAACAATGGAAACATCGCCAGCATTGACAAATTCAGTGGTGTTGCTACCAGCAGCAAGAACAAGATTTGCAGTCATGATACGCCTTTCGTCCGGATTAGCGCCCGGCAGTGGTTGAGAAATTACGCTTGAGGGTTGGAATTAGGGCAGTGTAATCATTGCCAGGAGTACCAAACAGCATAGTCCTAGCTTCAGAAGATTTTTTTTCATTGCCACTACGATTCCACACAATCATTGCTGCGTACCAAACAATCGGGTCTGGGTACGAATCAGCAATCCAACTATTGTAGGAGTCTCGTGGAAGTGAGGGAGATTGAAACCAATCAACATAGCAGCCGTAGCTAGCAAGCGACGAATAGATGTTCAGAAGACTGCCAGCAAGCCAAGCAATGTTCTGCTTTCGAACTCCAGGATAGCCAGGCTCGTACAAGTCACCAACTTCTACTAGCTCGATTGGCGGAGACAGAATTTGCTCGCCATCGGAGTTTCGCAGGGCAACTGCCGACACATCTCTAAATCTCGCAAAGAGTGCAAGGGTATCTAGTTGCTGTGAAAAAGAACTCGTGGTAGCAGACACTGAAGTGCTAACAATGTCACGCGGAAAGTGGTCACTGAGATGCACGCTAAGAGTTGCATTGCGAATGGCAACAGCAGTTTCATCAACGTAGTCGGGCCGCCCTGTAAGGGTGACTACCTCGTTGTAAATTGCGTCGTAGCGGTCAGTGAAAACGGACATGATTAGCTTTCAAGTATCTGCTAACGCTAGGTCTCTTAACCGGCCGACTGCGGCGGCACATTCTTATTGGCGTCAATTGAGCCAAGAGCTGCTGCCATTGCTTCAAGCCGCGGGTTAACAGCTTTGACTGCCAAGTCTTTGACGTCAGACGCAGCAGTTTCTGTGTCAGTAACAACTGGAGAAGTCGCAATAATTACAGCTTCCTTTTCAGGAGATGCCTCTTCCCAGATTTGTCCATTGGCATTTTGAACCATTTCCTGCAAGAAAGCAATTTCGATTGCCTTGTTGGTGACATACGCGCCGTGGCCACCAACAGGTCCACCAAATACCAGCTTCTTTCCAGTAGGCATAATGACGTTGCTGCCAGCTGTGAGTGCCTTGAATGTACGAAGTTCTTGGACAGCCGTAGTTTGAACTACCGGCGAAGTTGCAAGATTCATGATTATCTCCAGATTTGACGGGACAGATGAAAAAGTTTTTGAGTTGCTTTCGGGAAAAAGCACTGGGAATCTAGTATTGCTACCAAACTCCCAGTGCAAAGGATAAGTCTTCCCACTTATCCAGTCCCTAATGGCGATTGATTAGCCGACAGCTGCAGCAGTGAAGTTGTACAGCACTGCGTTAGCTTCCGGATTCTTGACAAGGCAAGTCAGTTCGCTGGTTAGCGTACCACCAGTAGAATCAACACCATTGTCAACAACCACTTGACCATCCGCGTTGTATTCCTTGCTAACAGTGTTGCGACCAGACATGTACGCTTTGTTGAAAGTGGTCAAGTCAACTGCGACAGCCATCTTGGCCCAAGTGGACGATTGGCCGTAAGCATTGAACAGCGGATGCTCAATGATACGGAAACGCCCACGAGGAATCTTGAAGCTATCAAACTGCAGACCCCACTCAGTAATGCCATTCTCGATGAAGTACGTGCTGTTCAGACGGAAGATATCATGCAGTACGTTACGAGCAGCACCACCAACAAACAACAGTCGTTCAGCAGGCCCCGTGGGGTCAGTAACAACGTTGAAGCAAGGGTCAAGAGCAGCTTTCAGCTGAGTCCAGTTAGTAGTAGCGCCCAGCGTAGTGACGTTACCAGCAGCACGTTGGGTGATAGCAGAAATCAGACCATCCATCGTGTGGAACGGTTGATTGTTGCGAGTACCCATGTACTTCTGACCGAAGAAGAAGCCCTTCTCAATATCACCAGCGTGGAACATACCACAATCACGACGACTTTCAGCAATAGCAGTGTCACCTGCAATCAGGAAAGTAGCGCGAGTGGTTTCGCTCACTGCCCAGGAGTTGCGGAAAATCTGCGTGTAGTTGATAACACGCTGCGGCAGGATGATGAGCGACTGCGGACGCAGCGATGCTTCTTCGTAAGCATTGCCAACCATCCACAGATTAGTACCATCAGCAATCACTGCAGGAGTGATAGTGCCAATAGCCCGCTGCACAGCAACTTGCGTCGGAGAGATAATACCGGTAACCAGCATGTTCTCGTTCGTAGTATCTGCACGCATCACCATGCCAACCAAAATGTTGGTAGTGGACACCACGTTGATGGTAGTAGCTCCAATGGCAGTGGAGCCACTAGTAACCATCGACGGGAACAGCATGGTTTTGGAGAAATAGCCGTGCTCAATCTGAGCTGCCATCTCATCCTTCAGCATCGACGTCAGTCCGAACAACGGTGCTTGACCGTTGGGCATGAGTCGCATGATGGACGAAGAAAAAGATTTCTTCGCAAGGTCCTGCGGGAGTGCCGCAGTATTGTAAGCACCAACTGCCATGATAATCTCCTTGAGTTGGAAAGTTGACAAAAGATTTCTGTAGCTTGGTGCTTACAGAGTGGAACTGCGAACACCTTCCAGCGTAGCAGTGGGGTTTGCCGTGACAGCAATGTTGTTGCCAGTAGCAGTAGCGTTGGCGCTCATAGTAGCAGTACGCGAGTTTGCATTGACTGCAATCAGCGTAGTAGCAGCAGGAATGCCAGTGCCAGTTACCAGCATACCAGGAGCCAGAGCCTTAACAGCATCGTCGCTCAGGTTCGTCAGAACTGCGCTAGCGTTGGTGGTAGTAGCAGAAACAACAACCGTCGGTTTGATGGCAGTCATCGTCACCAGAAATTCGCGCACCAGAGATGCTGCAATGCTGGTGTTGCTACCAAGAGTCCAACCCGTATTCGTCGTAATCGTGTTAGCAAACGCCACCGTGTTACGAAGAATGAACGTGAAAGAATCTCCCGCAGACAGCTGCGGGCATGCTGCTACCAACTGATTGACAGTCGGCAGAGTATCAGCGTAGGCACCACCAGGACCAGTGCGATTGATGACGCCAGCAAGAAGCGACGCAGCAGTCAGCGTAGAATCACCAGCAGTAGAGTTTGCAACATATTGCAGTTGCGACATTTGGATTTCACCGGGCAACGCTGCTCGAACATCGTTGGCACCGTAATCAACACGACCACGAACTTGCATGATTTTCTCCTAAGAAGTCAATTGAACAAAACCAACAATTAGCAGTTAGCTACCCATCCACGCATCCCAGTCAGTAGCAGCCTTTTTGACTTGCTCTTTCTTAGTTTGTGCTTCTGGCGTAGATTCTACCATTGCTTGCATGAGGCCAGCCAGAAGCTGGTCAACAGTTTTAGCAATGTCTGCCGGGCTAGCGTTAGGATTCTTTTGCGCTTGGACTTGCCGCAATGTAGAAACTAACGGTTGGACTGCAGGGTGGTTGAGTGCAGGATTTTCAACCGGCAAATCTGCCAGCTGAGCGCTGCGGATGTGAGTTGGCAGTGCAGACTTAACTGACTGACCTTGTTTCAGCAATCCCTGGTTCACCATGTTACCGGCGCTAGTGATTGCTGCTACAAATGACTTCTGTTGAACTTGATTCAGCAGCTCCATCAGTGCGGCAGTACCTTCTTGACCACCAGCAGCAACTTTTGCTACCAAATCCGGGCTGAGTTCCTTGGTAAAATCCAGATTCTTTGCAGATTCTGCAATCTTAACAGGGTCTAATGTGAAAACAGGTTGTGCCAGCGGGTCAACCGTAGTAATCGGTTTTCCGTCAGCGTCAACAGGATTATTCCAGAAATCCTTGAAAGCGTCAAGTGGGGAACTTGGTGCCGCAGGACTACTAGCAGGAGCAGCTGGCGTAGCAGTAGGTGCTGGTGCAGGTGCCGGAGCAGCAGGAGCAGGTGCGGGAGCACTGCCACCACTACTGGGAGCACCACCAAAGATAGAATCCATCACACCTTGGGGACGATAGTTATTGCCGAATTTCATGAGAAGCTCCTAGAGTTACAGGGGGTTGAAGAAAGTGTGAAACGTGCGTGAAAATTAAACTGGCTGTTGTGCCTGAGCTGCTACTGCATCATCATGAATCTGCTGGCGAGCTTCTCTGTCATCCTGCAAAATTTGCAGCAACACTTGACGGGCACCACGAAGTTGGCCAAGGTCCATCTGATTAACAATTTGACCAGACGATGAGATGCTGAATTGAAACTCGGCAATTGTCTCTGTCAGTTCCGTTTGGCGGTGCTGGTAAACTGCTCGCTGCTCTGGTGACAGAAGTTTGGCGCGCAACTGTTCTTTCTCATCCAATTCGTACAGTGCAAAATCAGTTTTGATGGGAGTTAGGGACATGATATTTCCTTGTTAGTTCCTGAGTTACGATGCACCCATGCTGCCAGCGTCAGGTGGCGCAGGCTGCTGAGTTGGGGGAGTAGCATTGCCAGACGCAAGTGCTGCTTGTTGCATAGTTTGTAAGTAGGCTGCTTGCTGCTCCGGCGTACGTTCAAAATCTTTCAGCCAGTAGGCGCCTTGGATTTGCCAGAAGTAGAGCATCATACCCATGATGTCATATTTAGCACGAATCTCAGGAACTGCTTGAGCCGTCTGCAAAATGGTAATCAGCACATCGGTGCCAACAAGTTTGTCAGTAGGCAGCAGTCCGTCGGAAAGTTTGAAGGAAATGATTTTCTCACGCAGTACTGTTGGGTCAATTTTGACTGGCTGCTTAGTCAGCGTGTTCATCATTTGCGTCGGCGGCTGATACTGCAGAATGTTGCTCTTGATGATTTCCTTGATGGGAGTAAAGAAGGAGTACTCAAGTGCGATGGCAGCCATTTGCTGGCGCGAGTTGCTATTCGACATGACAGTATCAAACTCACGTCGCGTCTTGTTTCCCTTCTGGAACTGACCTTGTTGCACGCGGTTTTGGCCATTAGCAATGTCTGCCATATTAGTAACACTCTGGGAGAACTCCATAATGGCAGCAACCCCCTCATCGCGATATGGCATAATGTGAACAGCAGATGCCAAATCTTTTGCGTACTGGTTGTTCTTGACAGGAATGCGAGCAACAGGAGAGACGTTATCAATGTCTTGCTTGCGAATGCGATTGCTGTCGTAGAGAATCCGGTCGTAGACTTTGCGACGCTGCGATTCCAGTGCGGAGTTCATCAGCGAACTTGCCAGATACTGGTACGGTTCCACATTCTGAGCAAAGCTTTTGGACTGATAGCTCATGCCATCATTGGAAGGCTTGCACACAATAATGGGAAGGTAGCCGTGCGCGTTAGTTTGACGCTGAGCGAAGATACAAACTGAGCGATTGATAATGATAAACTTCCAAATTTGCACATGATTCCGGTTGGAAACATTCATGGCAAAATCGCTGGGAAGGATTCTTGCGTACAGAGTAGTCCACTCGTAAGCATTTTGGTACTGAATGGGAGCAGAGCCATCCGCGCGAGGCTGCTTGGCACCAACAAACCAGTTATCCCAATTGAAAGGTTGTTGATTAGCAGCAGGAAGAAGTGCGTCAGGATTGACAGTAGGAATGAAGTAGCCGGCAGTCTGCGAATCTACTTGCGAGCCAGTGCTAGGAGATTCCAACGCTGCTTTGAAATTCATCGAAGCAAACGGGTCTAGATTATCCATTCGCTGCTTAGTAGCAATGCGAGAAAGCAACTCGGTGTAGCCAGCAAATTCACCTTCAATGTGATTTACATCAGGAGACACTCGAGTATCTAGCAACAAGTTGTAGGGGTCTAAGTCTTTGATGAAGTTGCCTTCATAGTAGGTTTCTTTGACCGAACCATTAGCTAGCGAATTAAGTTGCGGAGTTCCAATACTGGCAGTTTTCTTCTTTTCCCAAACTACTTCCACGGCGCCCAGGTCATATTTCAGACCGTTGCGAATAGTCTTCATCAGTTGCTGCGGCCAAGCACCACGAATGGAATTCTCGCCAATGATAGTTTCCATTTGCGCCATAGCATCAGCAGCATCCGGCGGAGCAACAACTCCGAAGATGGGGTAGCCAGTAAGAAACACACCAGTGTGGTAAGCAAGTGCAGATTCTACTTGCGGCATGACAATCGGCACCGTGATGTTTTGCATCTTAGTGGGGTCGCCAGTCATGTTGTAGCCCTTGGCAAGTTGCTGCTGCCGAGTAGTATCATTCTCGCGATAGTAGGCCAAGTCACGCATCAGCAGTTGCGAGCGAATGTTGTAACTGGTAATGTAGGTAGACAGCGCAGTATTCAAGTAGTTGACAACTGCTTTACTGCTTTCCATTGACAGCGGAGCTTTTTGTCCAGGCTCATTCGGAGTTGCTGGGCCTCGCTGAGATTGCTGCTGCGGCCGCGGACGGTCAGGACGATTAACATCAACAATTGTTACCATGAAATTCTCCAGTTAAAAAGCAAGTTCCAACATGTCAGCAGTTGAAGTGCCAACATTATCATTCTCGTTTGCTGCCATCACCATGAGTGCAATTTGATTCTTATTCTCAGCAATCACTTTGGTCATGTAGGCACCAATGTCAAGCAGGTTATCCACGTTGTTTGTTTTCAGCGGATTAAACTGCGTGATTTCGTAGATTACTTCGCTACGAACCTGCGGGTGCAAGTAGTTTTTGCCAGACAGCAGCAACTGAAACCACGAGCGAATACGTGCGTTCTTTTGCAATCCACCCGGAGTAATAGTTGCGATGTTCAACCCTTCTACTCCTAGCTGCTCCCAGACTTGTTCAAACCAGTAAGCAAGAGTTTCTTGGTAGGCAACACCCTCTACTACAATCAGTTGCATGTTGTATTTCATTGCTAGCAGCGTCGCAGTCTTAATTGTCTCGCCGGGGTCCATCTGCTTGTTTACTACTTCCCATAGAACTGGCGTCTCATCAAAAACTAACACAGCTCCAATAGCAGTATTGTCTGACTTTTTCTTTCTACCAGACGGGTCGATGATAATAAAACCACCTTGCGCCATCTGCTGCATTAAACCATCTGGAAGCTGCTTAATTTTACTGACGTCGATGCCACTAACAGTGCCACCTTCCTCGTCATTCATTACCTCTGCGTAGAAGATTTCAGGATGCCCTTGCTCGGTGTCGTTAGCAAGTTCTTCTAGCAAGTCTTCAACACTACGATGCTCCGGCCAGATGCTCTCACCATCAGCCAAGATAGCGCCAGTGATGATAGAAGTCCAAATAGCAGAATGCTTCAGCTTGCGAAGAATACATCCTTCAAACGGATACATGTTGCCAACAAAGATGAACACGCAACGCTGCGGATGACAGGCTTTCATCAAAGTACCCAGCATCCAAATCATCTGAGCTTTAGCAATTTCGCTATTTTCAGCTTCATCTCGGTTTTGCATGTCATCCATGATTACACAATCAGGACGAACAAACTTAATATTCAAGCCGCGAGGAGAACTACCAGAACCAATGGCGGCGATGGCAATGCTACGACCACGGAAGTCAAACTTTTTCAATGCTTTCGTGTCTGAATCTCCCATGTTTGCACGCCAATCACCAAAGATTGAAATGATGTTGGGATGAGATAGCATCTCTGCTACATCAGACAAGAAGTTCATTGCATGCGCTTCAGTATTGCACACTATCAAAATGAACTTGCGGTCAGAAAACAGGACTAGCCAAACTACATAGAGTTTCAGGAAGATGGTTTTAGCAAATCCGCGAGGAATTCCTAGTGCATACTTTGGCTTTCCACGAGTTTGTATTGCTGCGTCGCAGAGAAGTTGCCAAAGACCATGAAACAGCGCAGGATACCCATAGCTGTAGATTTCTGTAAGAACAATAGATGCAAGAAAGTCGAGACTGGTTTTGCATCCTAGAATTAGTTCGTCTCTAGAAGCAACAGCTTCAAAAACGGGAGTTTCTTCTGCAGCTGTGCTAGTAACAGCCTGAGAATCAACACTAGAGGACACAAGACACTCCATTAATGACAGTAGTCAAGTCACGAAGTTTGCCAATGGAGTGGAGTAGCTCAGCTGCACGAGCAGTATCCTTCTCTTCCATGCGAGCAGTTACGTCACTAGCAATTATGTCAGTCGCAGAGGTCATCGGCGCAGCAAGTTTGCGAGTTTCAGCCCGAGCAACTGCTAATGCAGGAAGTGCAGAAGATGGCATTGGTGCTAGCGAGCGACCATCTACTTCTACTACTTGCGCCTGTCCGTTGATTTGAATGTGCACGCTAGCTGCTACTGAGCGAGGTAGCGTGATGCGAACTTCCTGTCCACCAGCATCATTGCCAGCAGCAACTCCAGAGTTCCGGCGAACAGCCTTGTTTAGCAGTGAGAAAACCTTAGCAGCTTCTACGGGGCTGCGAACATACGGCATCTTCTGTTTCAGTACCGTGAGTGAAGATGCTTCCAGTTCGTCAATCGTAGAATCTACTTTGGCGTTCTCTTCTAGTTTCTTGCTTCGCGCCAGTGCAATTGCTTCGCGAACTTCATCCTCCTGGGAAACTTGCGTAACCCAAGATGGAGTAACTGCGCAGGCTGCTGCAACAACGGATGGTGAGAATCCTTGTGCTAGCAGTACGACAATCTTTTCGCGAACTGAATCGAGTCCCATAGTAGAAACAGTATACACTGGATGGCTGGCAGATGCAACAGGGGAACTGGCGACTGATTGGCCGCAGTTTCATTTAAGCTGCTAGTTGCTGCTAGCAAGGTAGAATGTCATGAGAATCTAATAAAGCTTGGTGGAGAGGAGTTTGTAAAAATTTAGAAAATTGGGGG